TCTATACCTTGCTTTACTGCACTTGTTTTGCCCTTGTTCATTGCTTGTGAAATTGGATCAGTTCCTTGACCTTGCTTGTTTTGATTACGTGCAATGCTTTTCTGTATTGCTTTTTGATCCTGGTTAGCAGCAGAGGCTTGTGCACCTGTTGTTCCTAGTCTCTTTTCTAGTTCTGCTTTTCTTTGTGCTTCAGCATCGGTTTTTTGTAACTTTGCAGCCAATCCAGCAGCCTTATTACGTTGTGTAAGACTACCACTTTGAGCGTTTTTTCCAATGCTTGCACCACCGACACCGGTATATGTTTGTTGACTGCGATCAGGAAGGCCACTTTGCCAATTATAACCGGTGACATCGTCAACTTTGTCTAGTGTTTTTTGTGCTAGTGCATCTACTTTGCCAATTCCAGTTTGTACTGCACCAGCGGCTCTTTTTAGAAACCCTGGACCTTGTGCTTGTGCTTTTGCAGTAGGTGCTTTATAATCTTTACCAGCGACTGCTTTCTGAGCACTGTCTCGACCTTGTGTGTATGCTTGCCCTAGAGACTTAGCTCCCCTAGTCACTGCACCTGCAACTTTTTGTCCTGCACCTTTAACTCCGCCAATACCTTGTCCGGCTTTACGTAAAATGGCTCGAGAGAAATCACCGACTTCATCAAGTAATTCTTCTTGTAATTGTTGTTCTGTTAATCTATTTGTCATTGGCTCTTTTTACTGATCTTGCAAACTTACTTGGATCACGCAAACGAATAGCATTCAGTAGTTTGCGTTGTAGATTTTCACTTTGCTCTGCATCATATAACTCGTCGATCTGTTCCATTAAACGGATAGCACTGGCAATTACATTGCTGGCACGACTTTCTACAATGTATCCACGCTCTTGATGTTTAGCATAGCGTTCTGTGTAGATGCCGTCTAATTCTTCAAAGATGCTACGAGTCTTTTTTTGCATTTTTGTTTCCTTTGTTGTATTTATGTAAATTCAATATCACAAATACCGATTGTAGAAGGTGGCAATTTCAGGAAATACTGTTGCAAAGTCTTGATTTCTTAACAAATCAAATTTTGCTATTTCCTTTAACATTTTGTATACTTGTTCAGGATTTTCTCGCCAATTTTTATGATAGTTCTGATCAACTTCCTGTTTGTATTCTTCGGTAATATTATCTACATTAAAGATTCCATGAGCAAAATGTCGAGTATGGTTGACTTCATCACCTTCTCTATTTGTTATAAAGTTTTGTTTTACCCATGAATCTAGTTCTTGTTGATAGTATAGATTAAAAATGCTGACAGTTTCTTCGACGACAAACATCACATTACTAGGCAGTTTTTCTTTTAGATGTAGCAGGTTATCTGTAAACTGTTGCCAAGACGCTGGCCATCTTTGATATTCAAATTTTTTATCGACTCCATCAATACTCACATGTAATTTTACCAGATAAAATTTTTCTATTAGATCAAAGTATTTTTCTGATATTTTTTGAGTACCATTTGTCTGAAAACACAGTGTAAGTTGTTCTTTAGCATTAGGAACATTGTTTGCTAACCATTGAGCTACTTCCCAGTATTCTTTTCCAAGTAAAGTTTCGCCTCCGCAAAACACCAACTGTTTGAGATTTGATAAATCAATATTTGATAATGCAGTTAATACTTGATCTTTATTCTTTGCACTATATACTGGTTTTTGCCATAAATCATTTTCTTTTAAATGCTTTTGCCAAAATGTACTTAATCCAGGTCCGCAAATTCGACAGGCCAAGTTACAACTTATATCAAACATTAAATCAATTCTCACTGGTCCTGCAAGATCTGTTTGTTCAAATATTCCAAGGCCATTATTCATACCAGTTCTAAAACTAGGCTGATTTGTTAACTCTAATGCTTTACAATTATAACATCCTAAATCCCACTTGTCTTTTTTATTTTGGTTTCTCAGGTTACTAAATCTATTATTCTTCCAAAAATTAGTGTTAATATCAATTGGAAATATATCAGATCGTAAACAACAATGATTTGCTGATCCTAAAGAATTTTTTTTAAAATTTAATTGTAAACCACCATGTATCATCGAACAGTATGCACTCATGTCTTTATCCTTTTGATCAGGCAAATATTTATAGTAGCATATTTTTTAGTGTAAATATACCTATTAAGGCATCTTTAGGCAAATATAGGCAAACATGAAAACAGAAATAGAACAGATACAATTATTATTAGAACAATTTAGAAGACCAACTCCAGAAGGCCAAGAATATCAAGACAGACTAGCAGAAGAATTTGAAATTATACTTCAGCAACGTTTCACAGATTACTTTCTCAAAATAAGACTAATACTAGATCTCAACAAAGATATACCGCACATGACCAGAGGCAGTGCTGGTAGCAGTTTGGTTTGCTATCTCATGGGTATAACTGATGTTGACCCAATTGAATGGAACATACCATTGGCAAGATTTTTAAATCCACACAGAGATGACTTGCCTGATGTAGACATTGATATACCTCATCACAAACAAGAACTCGCAATGCAACGTGTGTTTGATAGGTGGCCAACACAGAGTGCCAGAATATCAAACTATGTACTCTATAGAGAAAAAAGTGCCAAACGTGAGGCGGCTAAACGCCTTGGAGCAAAAGGTAAACTGCCAAAAGACATAGACTATGCAAAACTAGGAGTCGACGAACAAGAAGCAACTCGCATTGAACGCAAACTGATGGGCAAAAAACGTTGTATAAGCAAACACTGTGGTGGTGTGCTGGTGTTCGATAGAGCATTACCCAAGAGCTTGTTTCGTGACGATAATCTTATACTACTTGACAAAAACGAAGTAGAGGACTTAGAACACTTGAAAGTAGACATACTTGCAAACAGAGGACTTTCACAACTGTTGGAAATAGATCCACACACAAGATTAGACGCTTATCCAAAGCAGGATGAACGTGTTAGCGACTTACTGTGTCGTGGTGATGTGCTTGGTGTAACACAGGGTGAGTCTCCTACAATGAAAAGACTGTTTCGTGCATTGCAACCAACAGGCGTAGAAGACTGTGTGTTTGCAAGTGCGTTAGTACGTCCTGTTGCCATGGAAGGCAGACGTAAGGCAAGTTGGTTCCGTGACTGGAGCGAAAAAGGCATACAAAAGAATGCAATAGTATATGAAGATGATGCTATACACAAAATAATGAAGTTGATTGGCATATCACCATACGAAGCAGATATGTATCGTCGTGCTTTTGCAAAAAAAAATGAAGAAAAGATGATGCAGTTTATGGCACGACTAGGTGACCATCCAGACAAGCACGACATCTATGAACAAATGCAATCGCTAAGTGGGTTTGGCTTGTGTAGAGCACACGCAGTAAACTTAGGCAGGCTTATATGGGCACTGGCATATCACAAGGTGTACAATCCAAAAGAATTCTGGCGTGCTTGTTTAAAACATTGCCAAGGATCATATGCACGTTGGGTATATCGCAATGAAGCAAAACGTGCTGGTTGGGATCTACGTGACTTAGGCTTTGACAACTGGATAACAGAAGATCCAGTTGAAAGTTTTAAACAACACGGTGCTTGGAACAGTCCTGGCTTTTTGCCAAACATGGGATTGCAAAATTTATTCTTAGACAAGTTTCAGTTTGCGGGCATAGTTGCAAATAGCAGAGTGTTTAAAAGCGATAGTAAAAATTATATACATTTTATTACACTAGGGGTAGGTGAAGGTCGCTATGTTGATCTTGTTGTTGATCGCCCTGTGAAATATACTCGTGATAGTGTGGTAGTCGGCGAAGGACAAATGTGGACCAAAGACAACAGTAACTATTTAAAAGTAAAACGAAAAAACGTTAAAGCAATGCCTATTGATCAGTATGCCTAACCTTTTTGTTTGATACCTGCTAACATCTGTTTAAGTTTTGTGCTTTGTACATCAGCAACAATCTTACCTGGCTCGTCTGCAACAGTTGCATCGTTTGCAGTGTCTGTTGTAAGTGTCTTGGCTTTTATTTGATCATAGATACTGGAACTTTGTTTCTTAAACTGTTGATACTCTTCATCATCTCCTAAGTCACGTATACGCAAACTTTCTATGTCAAACTCCAAATCTACTTTTTGCCCAACACCTGAACTACTTCTAGTCTTCATAGCCTGTATTTGATACCTGCCACGTTCTCTCATTGCACGACTTGTAAAAATACCAAACACATTGTCAGCAGTATTGATCTTTGAAATACCACCTGATATATGCGAATGATCAAACTCTATTTCTTCAACTGCACTTCTATTCAACTGTGAAGCAGTTACAAACAATATGTTAAGTTCTCTTGCTAGATTACGCAGTTCTTCTGACACATACTTGTCCTTAACAAACAGATCATTTGGCGATACTTTTGCACTTACTGGCATAAGCAAATCCAGATAGTCAATACACATAAAATCAATTGCTTTGCCTTGCTTTATGCTAAGTTCTTTTACAAATGCTCTGATGTCATTTACGTTGCTCTGTGCAGGCATATACTTTATTTGCAATCCACCTGCTTTCTTTCCCATCATCTTAACTTTCATTTCAACAGTTTCAATGTCCTTAAACAACTGTTTACTAGGAGTGTTTGTCAACATACTATCAACACGCATAGCAGTTAAGCCTTCACTCAATTCTAATGTAATATATACTCCACTGAGTCCTGCTTCCATCCAGTTCACTGCTAGGTTTTGCATAAACAAACTCTTACCAGATCCTGAACCACCTGCAAATATCTGTAGTTCGCCTCTGTTGAATCCGCCATATAGCAGTTTGTCTAGGTTTGCCCAACCTGTTGAATTTTGTCCATTGTTGTCTTTTAGTGCCGCAAGCCTTGCACGAGGATCCTCAAAATAGTCTGTACCCAGATCTTTTGTTAAACTTATCTGTACTGCATCCTTGATTAGTTTTTCAACTGGTGAATACTCACCTTTCTCAAGTAAGTCTGCACTTTTAAGTATAGCACGTTCTAGTTCAGTACGTCTAGTAAATGCCTCAAACGTTTCTAAAAACCAATCAGTGTGTCCACTGTTGAGATCTGGAATTGGCAACAGTTCAATGTTTGTAACTGCTTTAATCTGTGCTCTGTCAGGAAGTGTTTTATGTTCATTTGCATGATCATAGATAAACTTTGCAGTTTCTCGCAAGTCTCTGTCAAAGTTTTCTTCATTAAAAATATTTTGCACTCTTAAGAAACTTTGTGCATCATGCATCATCATTTCTAAGAATAATTTTTGTACATCATATGTATATTCTATCATACTTTTAACTTGTCCTTTATTGATGTCTCGTAATACAACTTGTTTCCTTCTGCTCCATGATGCCCTCTCCAACCATATAGATCATAATCTGCTGGTTTATGTATATCATAATTTACACTATAATAGGTATTATCAAAAAGTAAACATCTATCATGATCTATAGCATGTTTAAGAACAAATTCACTAGGGCCCCACAAGTTATTCTTGTCAAAAGGTTTGCTGGCATTGCATATTAAATAGTTTGCACCTACACCATCTAACCATTTTGTTAACAAGTATATTTCTCTTAGTATTTGTGTTTCAGTCCAACTACGATCAGCATGTGTGATTAGAAATTTATCTTGACTGTAGAACTGTTTAGATATTAGCCCTCTATGTGCTTCGATGGTTGTATCTATTTCATTCCAATCTTGGTCAAATATAGTACTTTTATATTCAGTGTCTCTGTGGTTGTCAAATACAGTAATTCTTTCAAGTGGCGGTAATCCTATTATAAAAAAATCTTTTTTCCAGCTGTACTCGTATTGGTTTTGCATGCCAATAAGAAGTTGACATACACTATCAAAACTATTCATAGGTCTACTTACATTTATAATTTGTTCTACACCTAGTTGTGTTCCTGCTAGACCCCAAAAACTATCTTGCGGATCAACACACACGTAAGGAGTGGTATAACTATCACCAAATACATAAAGTTTATTCATTTAGTTTCCTTTGTAGGCGTTTACGTGCCATTTCAATCTTAATCTTACTGCGTTCTGCACTCTGATGTATCTGTTGTAGTGTTTGTGCAACGCCAAAACGTACCACTGCGTCATTAACATCTTTAACATCTTCAGGCCACTCAGGTATACTAACTTCAAACTTATGTTCTACTGCGGCATCAATTATACTTAATCCTGCACGATCCTGATCAGGTACTACTATAATTCTACGTTGCAACTGCTTGAGCAACTGTGCTTGGTCCTTGCTTATTGTTTCATGCATACATGCTAATCCTGATATACTTAGTGCATCAAATATACCCTCAACAACTATTGCACTGGTCCAGTCTGACTTTTGTAAATCATATCCAAATACATATCCTGGTTGTTGACTGTTTATAAACTTTGGTGTGCGATTGTCCAAGTATCGACTTGTATGTCCAACTATTATGTTATTGTATGTGTATGGTATTACTATTCTGTCTCGTGGACCTCGTTTTTTATCTACTAAAAATGGATACTCAAAAACTATTCCACGGCGTTTTATATAATCCACATAGTGAAAATGATCTTGGTTATTTGGATCAATAAGTTCAACACCAGTGGGTATTTCGATTTCTTCAAATTCAATTTTACGTTGTCTTATTTTGTTTCTTTCAGCGGTAAGATCTAATAAACTTTTACGTTTCAAACTTTCTAAGTTGAGCCTTTCAATATCAGTCGAGTCAACACCTAACCATTCTAATAGTTTACGTGCTTTGTAACCAACACTGCGACCAGCAACAAAACTTGCAGTGAAACCACAGTTGAAACAATGATAACTCCAGTCGTAATCTTGTTGTTTGATTCCTCCACGCAGACGCTTGTCTTGTGATTCGCCTTGATGCACACAACACGGAGCATTAAAACTTACCCAACCAGAGCTAGTTTGTTTTCGCTTCTGCGGAATGTAACTCAATAGATCAATCATTATGTAATAATAACATAACCTAGTGTTTTATGCAAGTGTTTTTGGTTACCGATAGGTAATTTGGGTAATTGTGCCGTTGTTGACTTCAACAGTAGGCGTGGCTTCGTAGCCTTGTCCGCCATTAGTAACAGAAATTTGTGTAACTACATTTCCGCTTATGGTTGCAGTTGCAGTGGCTCCTGTGCCTAATCCAGTGATTTCAACGTTTGGTGTTCCTGGACCATAGTACTCACTACCACCAGTTGCACTTATTTCGGTAACTGCTCCGTTTTGCACAGTGGCACTTCCAGTTGCGGCCAAACCATATTGATTGATTTCGAAACGCACCCAGTTGTGTCTTCCTTCAACGTTTACAAATGCTCTCTTGATTTGATTAGTATATACTGTTTGACTACCAATGTCATACCACTCTGGACCAATTTGGGTATCACTTCCTTGTGCTTTTACATTGCCCGAAAAGTTGTCAAAGTCAAACTGGAATGTTGTAAGTGTATTGTTTGCAGTATATGCCATACTGGTATATCTTCTATCTCCAGATTCAGTTTTTATTCCATAATCATCTGGCTTGGGTATTTCCAGTAACTTGCTTTCAACAAAATTAGGATATACACTATCTACAATTTCAACTTGTCCACGTCCCGAACTGTATGCATCTGTAAACACTGCTTCATAGAGATTGCCACTGGCACGTTCTAAACTCCAGGTTGCAGTCTGTTCTTCAATGAGGTCAAGTTCTTCACTGGTAAGTGTAACTTTTGCTCTACCGTATGCCGCACTTAAGGTTTCTAAATCTTTGGCTATTAATTGTTCATCACCATCAGTTGACATCATTCTATATGTTATTGTACTACCAGAAATGTTCACCGGCTTTTGGTCTTGGTTTACAAATTCAAATAATATCACATTGTCAACGCCTCGATTTACTTTCAATTTTTTTGCATACACTGGTTGCCATCTCCTTTGAAAGTACGCACCACTCGTATCAGGTAATAACACCTGCTGCTTCTGCTGATATAAATATACGGGTGTAGAATACATTAATTAACTCCAATTATAAGGTATTTATGGGCGTAGAGCTATTCGAAAAGATTGCAGAACGATATCCATTTATCACTTTCTGTACATACGCAGGAAATGAATACGTTGGTGTAATACAAAACCGTGACGATCAAATTACCACTATCTACGATTTTGGAGGTATTGTAGAAGATCATATTAAACGTGATTTTTTAGAACTGGCCAACCAATGGTGGTGGGAATCTAACCGCAGTATTCCAATTAACATATTTCTCAAGCAAGATTGGGAAAAATTTCGACCTTATTTAAAAACTTTTATAAACAAAGATCTACAAATTTTGCTTGGGCCAAGCACAAGTCTAGCAGAACTTAGTCGTAAAAAAATAAAAAGAAGAAGTATTACACTGGTTCGCAGAGTAGATTAATGTGCAGTGCAACAAGACGTGCATAACTTACTGCATGTGATTTCTTAAACACAAAACCAGCACTATCATCACCGTCCCAAACAGTTTCAAATACTTCTTTCCATGGCTTGTGTTGTAGGTGTGCTTTTCCTGGACGTATAATGCTTATAAACGCTGCCATACGAGCTATTGAGTTAGGCTGCATTGCTACTTGCAAATCGTGGTAGTTGCCTATATGCACTACACGTTCACAGAAACTTTTATCTTGTAATCTATGCCATTCCGGCTCTTTAGCCAACATAGCATCATAGTGTGCTTGATCATGTATCAATGTATACACACTTTGATTCAGTAAGTCTAGTTTAAAATATCCACGTTGCTCAGCATATTCATAGTCTATGCTTGCACAACCATTTGGTGCATCAACAGGTATTGGCGTTAC